TGGTTTACCATCAGACCAAAATACTTTGCCTGATCCTGTCCAGAACTTCTGTTTTTTAGCCTCTCTGTCCTCTTTTGTTTGAGATACATAGGACTGAACATTCTGTCCGTAATCGTTCGCCTCATCGCTCATAGAGATGGTCAATGAAACTCCTTTAAGACCCTTTGCTTTAACTGTGCTAAGTAGGGTTTCTAGTGTTTCCTGCTTTAGGAAGATTTCTGATAAATTTGCCATTTTTTAATTGTTTTTGGTTTGTCTTGTAATATTAACTTATTGATTTATTGGATTCAAGAAAATTCTGATATTTTTCATAGAAGTCATCAAAGTTTTTGACTATCCAGTACTGACCTCCTGACTTTTCTATTGCCTCTTGGTAGACTTTCTGATGCTCCGACTGCCTATCTCTGCCTATTTTTACCTCTATCTTTACCGACCTGCCTAGGATTGTAGCTGAAATATCCGCTGATCCCTTGGTTGCCGTTGACTTGCCCCAGGTCATAGAGCCGATGGTCTTGGTTCTGCCTAGCACATCGGTCACTTGCTTTCTGTTGTCGATTGGTCTACCCATAGTGTTGATTCGCTCTGCTTGGTATCCACTAAGCTCTAGGAACTCCTTGACGCACTTGGTAAGTCCATTAGCTGTTTTATCCTCGTACTTAGGTGTTGATATGGCATACTTTGGAATATTAGGATAAGATTCTAGCATCGACTGTTGCTTGAGTTGTTTTAGAATGTCAAGTGGTTTCATATAGATAGTTGCTTATCAAGTTGATTATACTGCTCGATTGCTTTAAATATCTGATATACTACTTGGGGAACTATTGCGTTTCCCCCTGCTTTGATTGATTCTTGTCTCCATTTAGGAAAGGTAATAGAGTCCAATCTGTCGGAAATCCCATCATCTCCATCACAAATTGGGGAGACAGATGGGAACATTTGGAAGTCTGCTCCTGGTAATTTATTGCGTCTTTTAGTGAATTTGTCATTGGATTGTGACCTTCCCTCGGAGCGTTCCCTCTCCTTCCTGCATTCTTGTCCGATGCAGTCGGAGTTGGAAGTAGTCCCCTCAATGCCATTTGGTCTAAGGGCATCGTAAATGGTTTGTGACCCTTCTCGACTAATCTCTTCATTCTCTCGTCGTATTTGTCGAAGCTCTTTTGCTCCCTCGCTTGCGCTAGAGGAGTAGGCAACAATATTTTTTTTTGAGCGAATTCCGATGGACTCATTATCCTGTTTTTCGAAAACTTTTCCGACCTTGGTATTTCGTTCGCTCTTGGAGTTGAAAGCCACAAACCAAATTCTGTCTCTTCTGTGCGGGGCGTTAACGGCACAAGCTGGAAGTAAAAACGGTGTAACTTCGTAGCCTTCATTTTCCAGGTCAGCCTGCACTTCGTCGAATACCAACCCTCCATTCCAATTAGTAAGCCCGCGAACGTTTTCGCCCACAACCCAGGTCGGTTGAATCTCTCGAATTGTTCTAAGCATCTCAGGCCAGAGGTGTCTCGAATCCTCTTTTCCAAGTCTCTTTCCTGCGGATGAGTATGGTTGGCATGGGAATCCACCTGTAAGAATGTCAATTGTTCCTCGGTGAATAGTGAAATCTGTCTTGGTGATATCATTGTAAGTTATTGCTTTAGGCCAGTAATATTTTAAAACTTTTTGTCCAAATTCATTCCATTCGCAATGGAATACATTCTCCCATCCCATCCATTCGGAGGCTAAATCAAAGCCTCCTATTCCGCTAAATAGTGATCCGTGTCTCATCTTAAAACGGCAAATCGAAGGCTTCTAAATGCAATACAGGAGTCTTGTAGTCTGTGCCAAACCTTGACATATATTCAAATGCAAGTACCCTATTTGCTTCTCTCATCTTTAGCCAAATCCCTTGGGTGTAGGTCTTATCATAGTCCCCAGGTCTATGCTCCATAAACTTATCCCAGAATACATCAAATGGGATTTCTGATACTTCGTCTAGTGCTTCAATCATTTCTTTAAGTGTTTATAAATCGTGGTTCTACTAACATTAAGTAACTCCGCTAACTCAGAGCGGTTAAAATCAGGGATAGTCTTATGAATCATCTCGATTTTCTTTTCTATCGACTCATTCTTCATCGAGCGAATAATCTCACTAAGCTCGTTCGATTCCAAGCTGCTAACCTTAATTTTCTTAGACATAGCAATAAAGTAGTTACTCAACTTCTCTGCCTTCAGCAAACTTTCCTTAGTAACAAAGTCAAAGTCCTTGCCTGTCTCAAATGAAGTCAAGGTATTAATCAGCATAGCAAATCTAGGTACATAAGCCTTCTGCTTACTCAACATCGACTTTACATATTCCGATATGTCATCAGAGTTCTGCAAGTCCGTAATGTTGTTAAAAATCCTCTCCCACTCAATATCTGCTTGGCTATCGAATCTAATAATCCGACTCTCAATCTCTCCAAACTTATTGTACTGCAAGACCTGTGTCCTAACTAAGTTATAGAACTGACTAATGTAAGCCTCGTACCAATCTAATATCTCTTGGTCAATCGAGTTCTTATTGTAATGCTCAATCTCCTTATCAGGGTAGCTCACAAGCAATCGGTCTAGGAATCCATTGTCTTTGTTTTCCATTGTGGATATCTGCGAGAATATCCCAGGCTGAATACCTCCAAGCACAGGAATCAATGGGCTCTGCACAAAGCTACTCTTAGCAGTCTTGCGTGTAAGAATCGCTGCTTGGTTAGACCAACAAGACAACCAAAATTCGAGATCAGAACCAGGCTTATACTTATTCATGTCCTTAATCCATCCGTTAAGCTCATCCTTAAATACTGCAATGCCCACCTGATTTTCCTCATGCAAATCAGCTAAGGCCTCCACAGTAATGTCATTTACTATCAACTGCTTTCTAACAGGCTCCCTAACTTCCTCGACATCCTTCTTCTCCTTAGCGGTCAATCGTTCGTACTCCTTGTACTTCTTGTATTCGTTCTGATAGTGCTTAATCTCAAAACTATTCTTCTTGGCAATCGGGAAGATTATGGCATTTATACTAGGGGTCTTACCTAGTCCAGCCTTGCCTATCAAGCCAATCCAAATGTTGCAAGACTCTCGCCATCCTGTCTTTACCTCCACCTTGCAAGCGTTACCAATGCAGAGCGACAGAAGCCAAAGTAATGAACACCCCATGTAGTCAATAGAATGATTAAGTGTTTTCTGATTTAACAGAATATAACTCTGTATTGACTCTGGAAACACATCAATCGGAAATATCAAGTCTTCCTTGGGAATCTCAATCTTCTCAATCTCTACCTTTCGAATCTTTCGCTCTCCATAGCCTTCCTTGTACAACTCCTTAGCAGCAGCAGAGTAGTCTCCATTAAAGTACTTGTATGCGTAGATACTAAACGGAGTAAGAGGGGTTTCGTGAGGGTAAATCGTGGCCGTGGTGAAGAGATAACAAAGTCCAGTATCCTTGTAGATAAATCCATGCAAGGCATCCTTAGAATTCGTTTTTCTTATCACTATGCGGTCAGTCAGATGCTTGACTGCCGTGAACTCATTTGCAATCAAGTCTAGGACTCTGTTTCTCTGATTGTAATCCTCCCAAGGGGTCAATCCGCTATACTCTGTATTTTCCACCTTTACTTCCACCTTGGCTTCATCGTAGTGGAAGTATCGGCATAGGCTAAATAGAATGTCTCTCTCTTCCTCGGTGATCTCCTGGATTTGCTCATAAGACATATCCGAGACTTGGTTGTCGTAGATATAGATATACCCTCCAGTACCCCTAGTTTCAATTAAGGCTTGAGAATGTCCCTTGAGCGTTGCAAGCTTTCTGTTGCCTTCAACCTTAGAGCATCTATATATAATATGATAGCCTGAGTTTATAGTCTTATATATAACAAACTTTCTATTAAAGTCATCAATATGATCAGATATAAAGGACACAAACTCACTCCAAAACTTCTTGCCGTCTTGTATTGTGGGAAATACCTTTAAGTCTACATCTATACACTCAACATTATAATAACCTGTTATAATACCGTACCCTTTGGTCTTGGCTTCGAGCTTCTCTAATTCTGACTTTTCTATCTTTTTTGTCTGGTACTCCTTCCATAAAATCAGAGGCTTTTTACCCTCCGATATGGGCATTACGCTGAACCCTGAGTTCAGTAAATTGATTGCTCTTCCTAGCGTTACATTCATTTTCGTGTTTTACAAAGGTTTATAGAAAAATGGCATTTTTGGGCAAAAAAGTGTACACAAGTTTACACTTGGTTTACACCTAGTGTAAACCCCCTAAAACCGCCTATACTCTCTAGATTCGCAGATTTTAGGCCGTTTTTTGCCCTAGGTTTACAAGTTTACACTTTTTTTTAGAATATATTTTTTTTGACTAGGTGAAAATTTATTTTTTTTCATTTTTGCCAAAAAGTGTTCAAAGTGTTCACTTATTGCGATTGGAGCCAATGGAGGCCGATTTTGGTTTACACTTAGGTGTACACTTAGTGTAAACTAGTGTACACCCTCCTTCTTGGCTTTTC